GGGGGAGTGGGGGGGGGGTTTGGAAATGAATTCCCGCCGGCCGGCCGTGGAATTGACAAGTCCAAGCTCATGTCATCATAGATTTTCTCAATATATAGTTGCTGCTCGCAAGTTATGTCGAACGCTCTTTCAAACGACAACCTTGTTTCCTGCGTGATGACAAGATTCCTGTTCCGTAAACCTTTAGTTAGATAATACAATCCTCTTTCATGTTGTTGTAGCAATTCATTACTACCATTCTTGATTGGAGATGCTCTCAAATACATTTTATAAAATGATTGAAAAATAGGGATACCAGAATTTAAATGTAACCCTGCAAGTCCCATGGACTTGAACCATTGATACACATAATTCTGGGTGTAATACTTCAAGAGCATAGAGTCTTTATCTAGTGCAACGATAGGGTTACGTATCATAGTGTAGTAACCATTATTTGTAAGGACTGGTTGGCACTGACAAAACTGTATTTTCTCCAAAACAAAAACTGGCGCTTCAACTTTCAAAGTAAACCCATAGTGTAGCATAAATTCCACAATATTCAATGAATTGAAATGTCTAAGATCTCTTCTTTCAAAGATAAATCCAGAGTCATCTCCATTATCAATGAGCTCACAATTTCTTTTAAAGCGCGTAGCAATAAAGTGTTTCAACAAAGAACACATTATTAAGGTGTTACCCATAGCTGTATTTGCATCACCTGAACAACGCCCACCATGAGTCTTATATCTCAACTTATATCCATCTTTAGTGGTAGCATAGGCAGTAGTTGTTAGTTGTTCACGCAGGGATGCTGCAAGTAAGGGACACTTGTATACTTCATTGTACACACTGTGTTCATATTTAAGTGCTAAATATGATATATGTTGATCAAACCTGGACAAATCCATTCCTACGAATACAGGATCGTTAAAACGATTCCATTTCCTGTATATCAAATCAGCAGTTTGATCAGCATTGTAACCCTTGGTAACACTGGGTATATCTGAAAACAAAGAGTTTAAAGCATCGTACAAAGGATGCTCCAAATTACGCAACCATCTGAAGTACCAAATATTGGCCTTCTTGGATCTAGGATCTATGCCCCTGGGGACGGTTGTTTCTTTCTTTAGTTTTTCAGTTTTAACAAAAAATTTGGTGTAGAACTCCTTCTTATCAGGAACCACATTATCCGACATAGTCAAAGCTTCGGTTCTGTAAGCCTTTCTTTGATGAGCAGGGGATAAATCTGCACTTTGCATGCATGATAATACCGTAGGCCCGAAAGGTCCAGTAGCTAACTTGATATGTGAACAGATGGAGTTTTTCACTTCGTTTAATGTTTGGAAAATATTGTGGCGTGGTAAGGGGACATCTTGAAATGTTCCGGGAATTTGGGGATTCTTAATAAACATCTTCCTTTCCAAAATTGCTTTGGTGTAGTTCACAAGATCTTGACGTGGGACATACAACTCAGTTCCACACCCAATTCCAGCAAGCCATAAATACTTACCATGATCTGTTGTTTTCCATTTTTCAGACTGTGCCATTCTTGAGATTTTCAATCTAAAATTCTTACCTCTTCTATTATGCAAGATTGAATCGAGTGTGATAACGGATGGACTAACCGTTGTACACTCTACCCAGAATAGGCTCCTTCATTTATCTGTGCTGCTCTCAATGTCATAGGGTGTACCTCTGGAATACTCATCAAATGCAATCACTGCTGATCCATACTGATGACTCATTGGGCAATCTGAGTTTTCACTCAAATATTTAATACACCTTGACAATGCGTTAGCAACACCAACACTACGTGTAGGACTATAATTCCTTAAATATGAGACTAAATGCTCTATTACACTGTGTTCTTCAAAATGAAATCCATCACCGTCAACGTCCTTGATTCTGAAATTACATGTTCCTGAAACAATATCACCGACATCAATTGTTACATCGACGCCTGATCCGATTGTTAAACTCAACTGATCTGCTTCATTTATGAACTTGTAAATTAACTTCAAATCAACATAAGTTGCAGGCATTCCAAAATGAACATCATAAGGTTCATAAAATTCAAAATACCAAAGCAACATATTATAGACTCGGGTTCTAGTCTTATAATGTAGGAATGACAGGACTTTGACTATCCTTCCTCTAACAAGTATGTAGATTTCGTAAGCACTTACAACTGCAATAAAAGCAGCTGTGGCTATCCAATGCTTCAAATAAGTGGTTGACCAATAGTCAGGATCTAAATCATACTTGTGGGATGTGTACAACAACATAAACAACAAAGTTGAGTACAACAAAACCAGAAACCACAATTCAACTAAGGGGCGTAGTACTTCTGGTATACAAATTGCATAGGCTTTGTAAGTTGAATCAGCAATAACCCTGTTCAATGACGGGTCGATCACCTGAGTGAAACGACGATGTCTATCTACTAAAGGCTTATTGGACTGTAAACTTCCTGAACCTAAAATGAATTTGTAATATGCAGCGTCCTGTGCAAGATCTTTAAGATCAGCAATGTTAGGATTTTTGGCTGCTTCAAACTTGCTTAACTGTGTTGCCACAGCAATTAAATTATCATGACAACGAATCTGGTGCGGGGTAGCACCGTTTCTACAATCTAATTTCAAAGGGGATTGCTTACGAATGTAAGATTCTATCGGGGGAGTGTTGAGTCGTGATTTCATGAGTTTAATTAAAGACAAGATCTACTAGGATTATTGTCCCCAATCTATAAAGAGGACACTTATCATGTGCAGTTCACTTTTTCAGTTTGTGGTCGCACGGCACTTCTCCCGAACGGGGTGCAGCGTAGCTAAGGGCACATGAAGATTGGTGGTAATTCTTTGGGCCACCAAGCCCTGATAAGTTACTGGGAGACACTTCACCTGGTCAGTCCCAACGAGTCGGCTTCATATTTCTACTACACACCGTTGCCCGTCCATGCAGAAAGCTGCATGGGTTCAACCAAAATCTACAGATAACTTAAAACCAACCTATACTGAATTTCTCATACTTTCATAGATGCTGTAGGGGACTAAGATGTATTATGCAGTACCTCATGCAATACGTCGCAAAACGCATTGTACACTTCACAGTTTTAACAAAATGTCTAGAACCACAGCACAACTATGAAACATAGTCAGCAGGTCGTCGCTTCTGTAGCCATTGGCTGTGGGAGCTTGCGCTCCCAGGCACCACTCCAGGTGG